GGTTCCACCAGACACCAGAGGGTGAGCAGTAGAAATTAAAGAAACCCCGTCACCACCCACATACGCGCTACTGAAAGCGTTGTTGAGGGTTGCAGCGGCCTTGACTTGCTTGGTATACGCCATTGCACGGGCCAGAGCCTTGGTGTAACGGGCAGACAGCGAGTCATACAGGTTGTCCTCAACAGCCTCTTCAGTGATGGAGAAGCCAAGAGCGATAGTCTCGTGGTTGTACCGAGCCGTAAACGCTTCCTGTGCATTGTCATAAGCAATGGCAGAACCCTCGTTCTTAACTGGTGCAGCGGAGAATCCCGACAGCTTGGTCTCTTCTTCAAAAGAACGCTCTGATTTTTCAGTCTCATAAATTTCTTTATGTTCCTGTTGGTAGGTTGTGTATTCCAAACCAAACAAAGCGTTCAGACCGGGAAGGAGTTCCTTCAGTAGTTGTGCGCGTGAAATAGCCATGATTTATGCTCCTTATATGCCGAGTGAGTTATTGTACTGATGCATAGTCGCATTGATCTTGACAATAACTTCAGGGAAATTATCAGCAGCAGTGGCGGTATCCCGCACAACATCAATAACACGAATTGGCAGAGTAGCGGTTACAGCGGTAGAGTCCAATAGAGCCACTGCTGAGTTGCCAGAGGTTGTTGAACCAGCGTTCTGAACCAACGTACCGTTATTGCCGATGGCGCTAATGCCAACACCGGAGATAACAGTTGTGCCAGACACAACCGCCACTTGGAACAGCGTATCAGGATCATCAGCGACCACAGCGAAGATTTTAGTCCCCGAAGCGATTGCTTGACTAGCCGGATAGAACTGTTGTTGCTGGATTTGCCCAGTTGAACTGTTGGTAAAACTAACACCCATAAACACACCGCAAGGTGTGGCAGTAGTTGTGCCCGTGTCCTTTTGGATTGTGCCGTCAGAAATGCGTTTCACTAAATCACCAAAGAAAATGTTTGTGGCATAGCCACTCGCAATTTCCATCAAGCGGGTTGACCCCGCAAATACCTGTCCACCGATTAGGTTTACAGGCTTTAGACCGTAAGGGGCCGAGACTGTAGGATAAGCCATTTAAAACTCCTGTTATTTAGAACCAGAACCAAATCCTTGTCCACGAGTGCTTGTAGATTTTCGGTCTGCAAACAAAGGCATACGAGGGTCGTTGTTCCGCATGAAACTATTATCCACTGACTCCATCTGCTCAGATGCGTGTTTGTCATAGTACTGCTTTCGGGCCTCTGTGCGGTCGGATGGCTGTTTGCATAACATCAGTCCACCGATTTCCACATTACCACTAGCACTACCAACAATCATCAGTTCAGGATGGTCTACTGCTTTTACTGGCTCCCAACCATCTCGCATTTGGCGAGATACATTGGTGTGGTGTGCTGTTCCGTTTACATGCGTTGCAATCCAACGGAACGAGTACCCCGGTTCAGGAGTCGGGTCTGGCAGTGAAGAGGGCGGCACATAGACCGTCCGTGCATTTTTATCGCGTGACACTAGGTCGCGGGGGGTACGAGCATCAGCCATTTTGATTCTCCAGTTTAGCTACTTGAACAGCATATTGTTGAGGGGTCAGTCCAAACTTTTTCGCCAACGCCATTTGCGTTAGTGTAAGCTGAACTTTCTTTGGCCCTGACGAACGAGTCGCCGAGGCTACAACAGATGAAGGTCGAGTGCTTCGTGCTTCACGCCCCCCAAATGATTCTGGGAAGGTGCTCCGCATCCGGGCATCAATACGTTCAAAATACTCGTCCGAGCGGGGGTCTACCCCCGAATTCACTAGTTTTTGGTGCAGCCCTAGTGAAAAGCTGGTTAATTCTTCGTTCCCCGGAGCGCCAAACCACTGGTTTTTTGCTTGCCAGCGCAAGGTTTTGTCATCAGGTTCTACCGCTACGGGTTCCGATTTCCGTATTTGTACACTATCTGAAGCCGTTTGTAAAGGGGTTGGCCTAAAATTCTGGGCTGAAATCATCTTCAGCTTGGCATCCGTCAGTGCTTCCTGTGCCGCAATGATAGCATCAGTATCAAAAGCCTCCTGTGCTGCCTTGTAGTTACGCCTTGCAGTCTCAAGCTCACTGCCAACCGCCTGTTTTACGGTTTCTGCGTACTGTTGAGCACCATTATTGGCGTAATTCTTCAGTTGCCGGTTCTCATCCAGCAATTGTTGGGCAAGATTCTCAAGTTCTTGCTTTTCTCGGATCGTGGACTCTTTTGCACGGCGTTCGTCGTGTCGGGCATGGGTCAATTCCTTGATCCGACCCTTTACTTTGTCCGAATATGAGTTGATTTCCTCATCTGTGGGGTCTTCAACAGGTCGGTCAAGAGCTTGTCGTCCCCTGTCTTGGGCTGGGGTGTCATCCACAACCTCAATTTCAACCTCAAACTCTTTTTCATCAGCTTTTGCTGCAATTTCATCAGGAAATTCAAACTTTTCAGCCATTTTCTACTCCTCAAGCACGAGTTAAGCCTCGCGGGTCTTGCACAACAGCGTCTACTTGGTCATCATTAAGCAGACGGAACTCTTTGCCGTAGATTTTGAAGCGTGTGCCGGAATAGGTACGCACCAAAACAAAATCTCCAGCCTTACACCACGCACCACCGGGGAACTTGACCTGATCTTTGTACGCATCAGGGCCAATTTTTACAACAAAGAGCACGGTGGTGGCGTGTTCTTCTTGCCGCATGTAGGGATCAGCTTTGACAATGCTGGAATTCTCAAAGGTTTTTTCTACATCAGGCACAACACACAACAATTTCCAACCTGTGGGGTCGGGCAACTGTGTGGCTTTCTCTTCTTGGGACGCATCTTCACTAGGGTTTTCCCTAGGTCGGATAGTTTTTGGCAAACTAATGCCGGGTGGAAGAATCAGATTACTCATCGGCTCTTTCTGCTTTGTCAGCAAGGTCAATTAAATAACGCTCTGCGAGAGCTAGACCCTGAATAGTCCCGCAGAGTTTTTGGTACTCTTCAAAATTGCGACAAGCACCCCCAGCCAAGTCATCGGCGTAGTTGTTCATGTCGGTACGAATCTTTTCGCGCAGTACCCGCACAAAATCTTTGATCATGTTGGCGCTTTCGGTGTTTTTGGTTGTTGCATGGCCTGTGCCCTGCTCTTGGCAACATCAATACCCATCCTGACCCCAGATTCTTGTTGCTGCGCTGACAGTTTTGCTTTGCTGTCCTGTATCTGCGCCCCAACTTTCAACCCGGCAAGCTGGCTTTGCAACTGCGCTTTCTGTTGCTCCAGTTTGATCTTGTCAGCTTGTGTTGTGGCGTCCACAAGCAGCTTCTTCTCTTGCATAGCCGCCTGTTGAGCCATCTGCTGGTTCTTGGACTGCAACTGCTGCATGGCAAGCTGGTTCTTCATTTGAGAGTCTTGCGCCTTGATTTGCAACTCCTGCTGCTTAATCTGAAGCTCCATCTGTTGCATTTGAATCAACGGGTCTTGTTGATTTTGTTGTGCTTGCTGCTGCGCCGCCTGCGCTTGGTTCTGTTGCAAGACCTGTTGAGCAGCTTGAGCCAGCATCCCAGACAGAGCCGTTTCAACTTCGGGTGGCAGCTTCTCATCTTGCGGAGGCATGGGCATCCCAAGTTGCTGCTCAATCTGCTGTCGGTACTGGAACCCAACATGCTCTGCAAGGTGAGCCATCATGGCCCCCTGAATAAGAGGAGCCTTGGGGCTTTGTCCAATTACTTGAGTTACAGACGGGTCTTGCATCATGGCTTGGTGCACTGCAATATGCGCCTTGTGATCTTGGTACGAGAAAGCCTTGACAGGCTCTCCTTTGATGATCATCATGTTCTCAGTCACCGGGTCTAGCGGTTTCTGGTCATCTGGCAGGGGAACCAATTTATCTGCGTTCTTAATCCCCAAAACCTCCAGCATGTTGCGGTGCAACTGAGGCAAGTCATAGATATCCGGGGCCATCTGCGCCATCTGAATCACAGCTTGGTACTGGACAACCCGCTGGCTCATGGTGGCTGCATTCGGGTCACTGACCGGAATCACATCCACATCGTCGTAGTCTTCCTTCTTGGCTTTCCTGTCCCCAATTTCAGGCTCATAGGTATAGTCAGGGTCGGTGTAGTCGGCAATGATCCGGGCCAGCAGCTTGAGTTCTTGTTTAAACGCAGCATGAACCCTAGCCTGCACTGCGGTCATCACCTTGAGTTGGCGCTCAAGCAACGCCAGCGTAGTGCCTACCGGCGACTGCCCCGACATGTCGCTGATCTTTAAATCTGCGGTGGCGGCAAACCTACGGCCTTCCTCAACAATATTTCCCAGCAGGGTGTAGAGAACTTGGCTTGGTTCCTTGTAAGGCAACGGCAGGATGTTGTCCCGCATCACCCCAGAGCCAATGTCTACATCTCGCCATTCACCGGGGGCAATGGGGGTGTCATCTCCCTTGATTCGGAGTCCTCTGGTCTTGAGACCACCCGGCAAGTTGGACAGTGTTCCTGCGTCCACAAGCTGTCGCATAATGCTGGTAGCCGACTTCGCAAACCCTCCGATGAGGTGGAAAAGGCCGAAGCCGTAAGCCCCAAAACCCGGAATGTATTGGTAGTGAACGAAGTGTTGTCGTTTAAGTCGGAGGTCGTCATCTTCTTCCCAGTTGCGGCGAATCGCCAAAACATCGCCCGTGCCCTTGATTAGCGTCACGACATACGGCAGCATGATCCCGGTCTCTTCACCTTCTTTGTCGGTGTCCTCAAACCCCTTCAAATCAAGGTCTGCATGAATTTCATACAGGGTGAAACGGTCATCGTTTAAATCACTGAACCCGGTCTCTTTGTCCTTGGCCTTCTCAATGTCGGTGGTCTCTTTGGTTGGATCACCAATGTCACATTCCCGGTAAAAACCAGCGGATTGCAGCTTTAATATCTCATTCTTGGTCTTGTGCATCACATGGGTGACGCGATAGCAAGACTGAATGTCTGATGCCCCATAGGGCAACAAGATATCTTCTGCTGGGATAAATATGGATATCTGCCTACCAAGGCTTGGGTCGTAGTAGACCTTCTTAAACGCAGAGCCTGTTGCCGGTAGACTCCACAGCATCCTCTCATGCTCTGCCCTGAACTCAACCATCTTCTCAGTCAGTTGATAGTTCATATCTTCCTGAACCCTGACAGCCGACTCCTTCTTCTCCTTGGTCTCTTTACCAATAATCTTGGTTTTCACCGGGCCAGCAGCCGGGAAGGTTTCGGTGATGGTCTCGCTTTGGAAGCGCACAACTGCCTCTGTGATCATGGGGTGGAATACCCCACAAGCACCATTCCAAGGCTCTGTGCGCTCTTCATACTGCAAACCCAACAGCTTCAACCCTTCTGTGTAGGCTTTCTCCCAATCCTTGCGGCCTGCTTTGTCATTGTCAATTTCTGATGCCAGATCAGAACCAAGGGTCTGCATGGCTCCATCAGACATTTCCTCTGCAAGATTTGCAGAAAAATCTCCAGCATCTTCTGCATCAGGATCAATCTCAATCTCCATGCTCATCGACTCCGGGTCAACAATCTCGATCTCAATGGCTTCCTCGCCCATGTTATCCAATCCCATCGGGGCTTGGTACAGCGCTTTGTCAATGTTGGTTGCCATGTCAGTGCTTTCTTAATAGTATGCAGCTTGTCTGCCACGCCTGAATATTCTAGGCTCTTCTTTCTCATCAGACTCCAACGAGATGAATCCGCCTTGGCGGTAGCGTAGCAGCGCTTGTGTGGTGGTGTCAACGTAGTCGTCATGCTCCCCCACAGGGAACGCTGCCATTTCTTCTATAACCTCCCGTGCCCAACGGGTGTCTGGAGCCCATACTTTACCCGAAGTGAACAGGTCAGCTACGGCATTCATCCGCACCATTTTGTCGTTTCCCCGGCTGGGGGTGAACTCTTGCACAGGTATGCCCATTGCCCGGAGTTCTTGAATCAGAGGAGACCCGGCGGCTTTCTTCTCCACAATAATACTATCAGGTTCCCAATCTTTCCAGTGTTTCAGCGCTACGGATTTCAACTCTGGGAAGGCCATCCGGTCTTTAAACGCATCCAGCAGTATGAGTTGGGGGGAGCCGTTTTCTTCGTCGTTGTACCAAATCCCCCATGTTGTGCACGCACTGTAGTCAGCGGTGGTCTTGGTCTCAAAAGCGGTGTCCCACGACTGTATGATGTACTCACACTTGGGCGCATCATCATGGGGCCAGACTCGCCAATCTTTACGGGAGACCACTGCCGACATGTCTGATGTGGGCTGCTGCATGTACTGTGCGTTCCAATACCGAGGCTCCAAACTGGCTTTTTTCTGCAACATCGACTCCAGCGGCCACTGTTCAGGCCACAGGGCTTTACCCGAAGGCAGGATGGCGGGTAGCTCCACGATCTCCCACGGCATGGAGTCCGGGTTCTTGGTTTGGTAGTCAAGCAGCCGCCCGGTCAAGTCCAGTAGTGACCAACGGGTCATTACCACGATAATGGCTCCCCCCGGCATCAGTCGTTGTAGCGGCCCGGTCTGAAACCATGACCATGCCGTATCAAACGCCAAGCGGCTGTTGACCTTTATATCTTGCTCCGAATGCGGGTCATCAATGACGAATAGGTCAGCGCCGCGCCCAGCAAGTGCACCGCCAACACCCGCTGCGTAGTACTGACCCCCGGCTGTAGTTGACCATTTACCGGCGGCTTTTTGGTCGCTGGCAACAAGGGTGTTGGGGAAGATTTCATGGTACTCCTCCGAGTCAATTAAGTTACGTACTCGTCTGCCATAGTCTTCGGACAGGGACGCCGTGTGTGTCCCCATGATGATTTTCTTTTCTGGGTACTTGCCTAAGAAGTATGCAGGGAACAGGTAAGAGGCAAATTCAGATTTTCCGTGCCGAGGGGCTATGTTGACAATTACCCGTTTCTTGTTGCCCTCAATCACATCCGTAAATATCTTTGCCAGCTTGCGGTGATGGGGGCCAATCTTAAATCCGGGGTACACAC